CAATGACTGTAGAATAAGTCTGGTTAAACGGGATGGCACCGGCTGGACTAGTTGCTGGATTATATACGAGACGAATCCTTCCCCGATGATATTCGGAGCAAACGACGTTAAATCTAAATTTGATAGAACCTTGCCATGCTTCAAATGGGGAAGAACCGAATGTTAGGGCTGTTCCGTGTAATTCCTGGACGGGTGCTGAAGATACTACTTCTCCAAATAGTGGTGAAACCACCATTGAAGTTAGCATCGTATCAGTAACCGCAGTTTCAGGCCAGTCAAATTGTCGAAAATATGACCAACGCTTGCATATGGAATTGACAGTGAGTTCATCCTCACCACCAAGTCCCATCACACGGGTATCCACTGTGAGTTCATTCTTAGAATCCAAACTCAATTTGACCAATGCCTCAGGAGCATCACTATTTGCCATATTTCCAACAAATCTTGGAACATATGATCTAGTGTCCTCTAATATCTGAGGCCGGGAATATCCAAAAATGCGAGCAACATCTCCGATTCTTGTTGAAACCATTGATGTAGCCTTAGCATATGGAGCTAACACTGGAATCATAGAGAGTGCATCAGCTGCTTTGGCAACTGCTGACGCCGGTTTGCTAATAAGACCATCTTTACAGAATTCATCATCACGTGATGTATTCGAAGATTTCTTCATAGCTTTTTTCGTCTGTGATCCCGCTTGGGGACTGTAGGGCTTTGGGAACCCAAACTCATCCAAGTCCGCTGCTTCAACTGCGCCTTGAGCGACAGCTGTAGTAGGAACTGAAAGAGTTAGATTCTCTGCCCAACAGAATACAGTGACGGTAATGGGATCGGTTCCCCCATTAGCGTGCTGCAAAACATCGAAGTCGTGGATATCGATTTCTCCCATTTCATCAGGCCACCCTGCCTTTGTAATATCCAAATAATTTTCTGGCCATAAAAATGGCAAGAGCATTTCTCCTCCCTGAGAAGAAGTTGGATCTAAAAGTAGATGTGGTTTTTGAGATGCTTGAATCAAATCCTGCGCAATAAAAGCTCTATTCACAGTAACTTCATCATCAGTTACAAAAGGATTGTAAGATAACAAAGCACGACCGTAATAAAAGCCATTACCATTGACTAGAACCTTCAAGCGAAGGTTGCAGCGCAAGTTACGATAACGATTAATTTTGTCAAGAACATCAGCATTGTTGAAAAACTCAGTCCACGGATTGAACCGTGTAACCGACAACGCAGCCGACGGAGTCCACTGATACTCCTTGATTTTGATTGGACGAGATAAGAAATCGCCCAACTGAGCGTCGCTGAAACCCGCGAGCTCTGTTGTTGAATCCGGGCTTGCGACGATGTCGTATGACCACGGACTGTCCCCATCGACGAAGTTCGTCGTTTGGGCGCTCGATTCGTTCGAGACTTTGGAGATGTTATACGCTGCACCTCCTTCAGCACTTGAATTATTTTGGCTAGTAAGTAATTTAAGTATATTGGATTGGTTGCGCTACTCTACGCTCCATCCTCAGTATATTTGGTTGATTGGCGAAATCTCCCCTAAATAGGGGTAGTCCACTGACTGCCTTAAACATGCAAGCCTATATATAGTATACAAACATACAAACTATCTAACATACGGTAATCCAATACATGAGTGCTATTTTAAACTTACTCCCACGAATAGCTCCGGGGGTTGCTTAAGTTTATCGTCATTGCAGGACGGTGCTACTGAATTAGCAATCATACTTCTCCTTGAACATGTCTAAACGCTGTTCATAAGTGATCTGAAGTTCAGAACACATGTGGGAGAGGTTGGCTTTATCGGCAACTTGAATCATCTGCTGACGGCGCAATTCATACTTATCGCGTCCGTGCTGAAACCATTCTCTGAGAGCACCAT